ATGGGGAAGTTTAGAGTGGCTCTGACTTTCAGGTCAAAAGCACACCAAAAAAGAGCCAATTCAAGTTTGGCGGCATCACACACATTGAATATTCCGCGTGGGTATTTCTTCAAAGCTTTGTATAATTCGTACTTCTTTGAGAAAATATCGACATCTATACCAATCTTGGATTGATCATCGAATTCATAGTATGCTGCTTCCATCCTATCGTAGGTTTCTTTGTTCCTCATGTAGTCCTGTAGTTCATTTATGTTCAGAGTGGCCACGTCATTAATTGGGGGAACAAAATGGATGTCCTTGCCACGCTCGATATAAAATCCTGTAGCGTTGGGCCCGAACATGATGAATGCCAATTTTGCTATGCCGATTAAAGTTTCATAATCTGCGGGATGTTCATCCCAATTCTGAGTCGTCCGTCCAAGGCTTGACAGTCGTGCACAGTCGCAGTGTTCGTACGTGAACGCTGGTTGGATTAATTCCTCACCAACTACGAGGGGTGCAGCCATGTTATCAACGAAATGGGGTGTGCACTGGCACGGATTTTGGTCCATGTACAGCACGAAATCGTCTAGTTTGCAGGGAACATTGTATTTGGAAAATCTAATGTCGTATGCTTTCGCACGCAACACGTCCAGATCACCTGCAAGCTCGACAAACCTATCCCATGGTTGGTTGATGCAATGGGCGAGAAGTAGTTTAGTCTCCATAGGCAGTTCATGGTCAAGATGCGTGAAGGGCAAATGCCTGGGGCAAACAGCTGGAGTACGGTAGGCGACAGTAGTGATATCCAAAGGCCCATCGGGGATAAGGAGGACCGCACATGCGAGAGACAGTCGAAACCATTCCTCACGACACCATACTGCCAAACTGTCCATTTTCTCAATAACTTGATCTTGCCATCCAGGATCATGTGGCTTGGACACAACCGCGCACGGTTGTGCCCCGCACCTTCAAACTGGCACAACGGGGAATGTGGCAATGACGTCATACGAACGGGTGTATACGTTCCACAGCGTGGGGGCTAGGAAGAATCCCTCCTGCCAGAGGATGGCCCAAAAAGGGTGGCCGCGGTGTAACTTCTCATGTTCCGATGGACGAGCGTCATACAACTTTCGGAGGGATTTGAATATTCTGTAGCTGGTGTAAGCTGCCACTGCGGTGTTAACTGCGGCAGAAGCGACCAAGGTTGATGAGCACGGCAATTTG